AATTTTCCCAGACTTTTTGACGACATGATTCTAACAAATAGTTACACTCCTCTGCAAGTGTGTAAAGCTGATATATGTAGTTCATTAAACATAGATACTATCATAGACGACAGTAACATAGATTGTGGTATATGTAGATATATGGGTATAAATCCTATTCATTTTGCAGGGTACGACGAGGAAATGTATCCATGGTGCTACGAAGATGAAACCAGTGTCACAAGTTGGGTGGAATTATACAAGAAGAATCTACTTTAGACTCTTGATGGCAGTTGCAATGTTGGGAAATATTTTCCCTTGAAATTTGACACGACCCGTCCTGGCATTAAAGTATCCCTCGTGTCCATTGAAAACTGCTCTATGAATATCGAGACCCATATAAAAAATACAACATTATAATTAGTAGATATGAGTCTTTCAATTATTATGGGAAATATGTTTTCAGGTAAGACTTCCGAACTTATCAGAAGACTCAAGCGTTTGAAAGTTCTTGGGAAAGACATTATAGTTGTAAACTCAGCAAAAGATACGCGATCACCCGACGAAGTTTTGAAAACGCATGATAATGTGAAATTTAACTGTCACAAAGTTCATGATCTTTTTAGTCTCTTAGACAGAGATGCATTTGAAAACGCAGACATTGTTGCCATTGATGAAGCACAGTTTTTCCCTAGACTCAAAAAATTTGTGGAACATTGTCTCTATCTGAAAAAACAGATTATACTAACAGGTTTGGATGCGGATTCTTTTCAAAGAAAGTTTGGTGAACTCATCGATTGTATTCCACTCGCATGCGAAGTTGTGAAACTATCAGCCTTGTGTATGGTATGTAAAGATGGAACATGTGGACCATTTACAAAAAGGATTGTACCAGATAAACAATTAGAATTGATCGGAGGAAGTGATATGTATATAGCAGTTTGTAGAAATCATCTTTATTCAGATGAACTTACACATTCTGATATGTGGTGGATGGGTAGATAATAATATGAATATAACATATAATATGAACACTACCGGTGTTGTTCTCGTATTGTGCATATCCTGTTCTTTATGTGTCGCGGGTAGTTTCTTCGGTGGTTTCATTGATGGAACTGAACCTCATTTTTTGAAAGTTATAGAAGCTGATAAAGCTAAAGAAGTTTATAGTCTTGCAGTGAAACTTCGTGAAAAGCATAAAAATGAACTTAGTAAATTTTCAAATCCTGGACCAGGTGGATCGGACTTAGATGAAGATGAATACGACGAATATAAGAAAATCACCGATAAACTAAAGGAAGAAACACGTGATTCATTTTTTTGTAAAAAAGCCATAGCTTTTGATATAAAAGGTAGTAAAAAGGTTAGAGATAACTATCAAACTAATGTGTTTACACTTGATGGTACAAAGAGGAAAAAAGATATATATGAAAAATATATTGGATCGAACGACGTCGAAGAAAGTGAAAGAATGCCCATCGAGTTACTATTTCAAATATGTATGAACTCTAATACTTAAACCCTAACAACCTCTTCTGTTTGTTTGTAGATCTAGTAGGTATATCCTCGTTACCGTGTACCCATTGACACCCATCGTGAGCCGTCCACTTTATCCCGTGTTTTGACAAAGTTTTGCGACACAATACACAGGGTAATGATATCGCATCTCCAAGTGTATTCCTTCTCTCTACTATCAACTGACCATACTTTCGGTGTAGCCAGTCTGTAAATTGATGGGGTTTTTTACCACTCTTGATACACTTGATATACAGGCTGCGTATAAGTCTTCTCTCAGCACATAACACGTTGTCACTTATGACACATGGCCCACGTGACATATAGCTTGTCACCGTGCAGTACTTCATAAATAATCTAAATGTATTATAAATATGATGTTTACTCAGGTACAAATTATACTTCTCTCCGTTTTCCTGTTCGTCCTCGTGATGACAAAGAACTTAGGTAATCGTCCCGCTATTGCTATTTTCGCGGCGACAACCCTCCTTCACATGTATGACCATCTCTTCTTATTGAAGCGTGGTAAGGAGAAGAAGTTGGTTGAAAATTACGCTTGCCCTTCCTGTAGTGGTGCTTAATTTCTAGGTATATAGAAATGCCCCACTGTTACGAAAAATACCAGCCCGAGACCGAGGCTGAGGCCGAACCCGTCCAGAAGAAGTTACTCATTGTCCCCAAGATGCCTTTCGGTCTTACCGTTTTCCAGGTTGTCCAGGTACTCATGCTTGCGTACATCATACTCAAGCAGAATAAACTTGTCTAATTATAATAATGAAGGTCAGACTCATCAAGAGTCCCAACCCCCAAAAGAAATTCAGAGCGATCTTCGAAAATGGTCGTAAAGTAGACTTTGGTGGTCGAGGCTACACTGACTATACAATCCACAAAGATCCAATGCGGATGCGTTTATATGTTCAACGTCATGGTGGAAATGTTCCAAGCGGCGATCAAGACGTACATAGACGTATGTTGAGCGTCGTTAAGAGTGATAAAGAACGTTGGTCGAAAAATGGTATGTACACTGCCGGTTTTTGGTCTAGGTGGTTACTTTGGAGTCAACCATCCATGACGAAAGCTAAGCGACTGTTGTCCTCGCGTTTCGGTTTGCGATTTGTCTAAGACCTCGACGATTCAATGCACCTTGAAGATTCCTGATTAGGTTCTGTGGCATACCACCACGTGAAGGCATTGCGCGCCTCATAGGAGGTCGAGGTGGTGGTGGAGGAGGAGCCCTAGAACTTGTGGTACCCATGTTTAACAGAGATTTGCACATACCAACTGTCTGTTTTGCATTTTTAACACGATTTTCCATATTTCTGCGAACCTTTTTTCGTAACTCCTTCATGGTTAATTTTGTGCGTTTACCATTTACATCTTTTGTGACACGTTGACCGGTTCCCTTAACTTTTTCCTTCAACTGCTTGTAGTCCATTAATATTGATAAAGAAAATGTTTGAAATATAACTATGTCCTATAAAGAAGATTTAACAGAAACAAATCGACTCATACGAGAAGTACTTCTTCCTGAGATGGTAAATTTACGAGGGGAACTAAATGAATTGCGGCGGTATACCTGGCCATATATACAATCTCTAAAAGAGAACAATCAACTTGACGACATTCAAGCGAAGCGGAATTTTTCGCAACACTTGGATGATGATACGGTACTTCAATTACTGAAGATTAAGGCTATTCACCTTCAACGAAGAGGAGATAATGGATCTTTGACAATGAGAGAATTTGATTTAATTAGAAAAAATTGTCCGTCCGGTACGCCTTCACAGTGAAAACATCATCCCGACCATAGACAGTTACTTGCTCACCACCATACAATTCGGGGCAACCGATGTCCTCTGTACACTCACGACCATCTATGGAAACGGGAATAGGGTACACCTGATCACCCAGGGTTGTTGTGTGGTAGTGATAGCGGTCACGTCTGTTACGAACCTCGCGACCATATAGAGGTAAAGTTTCACCCGCCTCGTTAGAAAGTAGTCCGATTTGCTGGAAATGTCCAGGCTTGTATTTCTTTATGGGTGGACCTCTGTATTCTGGAGGCATTCGCTGACTCTCAACCCTCACGGGAACTGGTACCTCCACCGGAACGGGGACCTCTACTTCTACTTCGACTGGGTTCCTCACTAAAGCGTAAATCATGATCACGGGGATAGACAGAAGAACTACAGAATTTACAAGCTTATAGTTAATCTTCATCTTTATAATAAGCCATGAAAATATTGGGGATCGATATTGGGTATACAAATATGGGCCTGGTCATGGCATTATGTCATGGACATAAAATAGAAATTGAATATTTGAAAAAAGTTGATTTAGGAGAGTATAAATATTTGGGTAAGAGTAATGATGCCGCTGTTCTGATATCTTTATTTGTAGAGGAGTATGATCATATATTTAAAGAAGCTGATGTGATTCTTGTGGAACGACAGCCACCATCTGGGATGAATAATATAGAAGCATTGTTACATTACATCTTCATGGATAAAGTGGTTTTGATATCCCCACTTAGTGTGCATAGACACTTTGGTATGGGTGGTTTAAATTACGAAGAACGAAAGGAAAGAAGTGTGAAAATAGCCAGAAAGTACATAGAGGAAATACCATATGATCGTGAACACGATATAGCAGATGCTCTATGTATGATTATACACTACAATTGGAAAGTGGCTGTTCACTTTTTTGACTCATTTAGATTTAAGCCCCATGATCGTATTAATGCGGCCAAGTCTTACTTGAACCAACATCCAGAGGGCAAAAGCGGATAGTTTAATGAGTTTACCAGATGTGTCATCAGAAACATTATACACAGGGTCAAGAACTCGTGACATAAAAGTTTTCGATTTATCCTGACCAGTTAAATATACCTCAAGTTGCGTAAGACAACATGTGTCATCGTTTGTTATCCAGTGGAAAAAGACAAATGGTATAAATAAAGAATACATCTCAAGCCATCGAACGTCTTTGACGAACATGGGTACGACCACAGCCGCCACCAACATTAATAAATGAAGCACAAAGATTATGTTCATATATAATAGACGATGAAAAAATCGTGGAACGATCAACATGAAAATATATTACGCCAGTGGGGTGAGGCTGCAGCATGTTATAGGTTCATGAACCATCGAGCCTATCTACTCTATAAAACTTTATCAATGCGTTTTACCTTACCCGTAATTGTATTATCCACAGTCACCGGTACCGCGAATTTTGCACAAACTTCTTTCCCAGAAGGAATGCGACCTATTATTCCTTCGGTGATTGGTGGTCTGAATTTGGTCGCTGGTCTCATAGCCACCATAATGCAGTTTTTGAAAATAAACGAATTAATGGAAAATCATAGAACGGCTGCTTTGTCATATGGGTTATTATCGCGTAATATTCGACTGATGTTAGCTCTTCCCCGTGAAGAACGTAGAAAGGATGGTCTGAAATTTGTGGAAGAATGTAAAGCCGAGTATGATCGTCTCATCGAACAGTCTCCAGCTGTTCCTATAAATATTATAAAAGACTTTGAAAAAACATACCCTGATGAAGAAACGGATTTCATCAAACCAGAAATACTAGACGTTCGACCCATTCATGTCATAACGGCTATCACCGAAGATACACCATTCTCTAAGGTTGGGAAAGTTTTTCAAAATGATGAAGAGAAGTCTGAAGAATCGATAGACGTCGAACAAGGTGAACGACGAGAATAAATAGGATGAGGTTGAATATAGTTATAGATACAGCATAAGGGAACATTTTCTGTTTTAAAGGTTTGACTACCCTTTCATGTAGTGCGTCATTTTCCAGCACCAAATCTATGGCCTGATTAGTAAGATCATCCATGGACCGCTTCATTAAAATTATTCCACAAAAAAACAATGACAAAGGGAACACAATTCATGTTGAAGAATTCAAACGAATTAAACGTTTAATTGACGAAAACAAAAACGTCTTTATATGTGGTCCAACAGGTGTGGGTAAAACACATTTACTTCAACAAGTTATCGATTTGAATTTATGTATACAAATTCATAAGAAGACACCTGTCGAGTACTTGAAAGATACCTGTGTACCAATCATTGTGGAAGATTATGACGCCGAACCACTATTGTACAAACACTTAGTAGATCATGTTGTTGAAAATGGTTCAGTGAATAATAAATCACTGATTGCAACTGCTATAAATGGGTATCTACTTCCAAACTTTCAAACAGTTTTCATTAGACCCCTAACAGTTGATCAACTGTTAACTATAAAAAATGTAAAAGGAGCCGAAGAAGCAGCAATAAAATCAAAGGGGTCCGTCCGAAATTACCTAAACTATATAGAAAACTATGACGACATAGATGATTTTAAAACTTCAAAAGAATATGTGAGAGATATTCTCTGTACTAGCGATCCATTTCCATGGTACGATAGTATACCCGAGCACGGTCATATATGTGATACACTTCAAGAAAACTATGTTGAATCTGAAGGTGCCGATATTATACGTATATCAAACTCCCTCTCCGAAGCCGATGTACTCGATGCATATATCTATAATGGTCAATGGAATCTACTTCCTTATTATACTCACTCCGGTATACGAATTCCAAAAGCATATCTTGATACACCGCTCAAACCAGACACTATTAGATCTGGTAGCGCATGGACCAAGTTTGGAAATTTTAAAATGCGTTTCAAAAAGTTTAGTGAAATCAGAAGAAAATCTGGAAATCGCCTCGGAGTGGATGAAATGTGCCTATTAAAGAGATATGCAGAGCTTGGACGTTTTGATAGGTTATTAGACTATGGAATCACTCCACAAGATTTTGACGTGATGAACCACCTCGCCGTAACAAGTAAGTTAAAACAAAGAGACGTGACAAATATAAAAAAGGCTCTCAAACATGTCATCGAAAGACGATAACGACGATACTCCAGCGACTGTCAAGACCATCGGTAACGAAATCTTCTTTTACGGAGAGATTACTCAAGAAAGTATTCTAGATTTTACTGAATACTTCAAAAAACTTGAGATTGATGTACTCAAGAAAGCAGCGGATATGTATGGATACACACCCATGATCCGTGTTCATATTATGAGCGAAGGTGGTGACCTATTTGCAGGTATCGCTGCCATGAATGTCCTGGAAAAGTCTCGTGTAAAGGTTACCACAATTGCACAGGGGTCGTGTTGTAGTTCTGCCACATTCATGCTACTCGGTGGTTCGGAGAGACTTATGGGGGCCAACGCCCATATCTTGATTCATCAACTTAGTACAGGTGAATTTTGGGGTAACTACGAAGAGATGAAGGACGAGGTGAAATCATGTGGCAAATTCATGAAGGCCATCAAAGACATCTACATGAAAAAGACAAAAATCCCACAGAGAAAATTTAAAAAAATGATGAAGAAAGATGTATATCTCTCTTCGACTAAAGCCTTAAAATATAAGATCGTTCACGGGATTGCCTAATGTCGACCGATCGTTTATATAACCCCAATACGACGACACAAATAAAAATTACACACATCATATTTAAATTAAAAGTGTCGTCATCTGGCAACCTAAGTCGCTCCATTCTACCATGATTTACAACTGGTAACTCAGACATCTATTTAAAACCTACATTTTATTATTGTATAATGGAACGCCTTATCCGCCAAGACAAGCATGGTCGCAAACGATACATCGACTTCAAAGTTGAAGACCTAAAAAATGGAACTGCTGATATTGTGAAGATCTCCGGTATCGTGGGAAACGACAAGTTTACTGAATCGCGAACCAATGTCAAGACTGGTTATGAGAAAGCTGTCAAGCGTGCTCAAACTATGTGGAACAACGAGAATACCAAGTGCAGCCAAGTTTTGCCAATGCTTGCAAACAAATGGGAGGATCGTCAGAAGCACATCTCTGAACCCTTCTATGTTCAACCCAAGCTTGACGGTGTTCGTCTTTTGGTATCAAAGGACGGTGGCATCTCAAGAACTGGAAAGATCATCCCCGGAACTGAAATTCTTGGGAAGGGTCTTGAGCCGGGTCAATACGTTGACGGTGAAGCCTTTGATCCTAACCTCAACTTTGAGGAACTTACGAGTACTTTCAAGACTGATCCCCTGAAGCTCAAGTTTCACGTGTTTGATTTCTTTGATCTCAAAGCTGAAGCCCTTGCCAGGGATAAGATGACCTTCGAGCAACGCTGGGAGTATGTCAAGGATTCCGTCTACAATCCTCATTACGAATATGTGAAAACAACACTCGTAAAATCAAAGAAGGACCTTCCTGCCGTGCATCAGAAGCACGTTGAAGAAGGACATGAAGGTACCATGATCCGTGACCGCTTCAGTGTCTACGAGGTTGGTCAACGAAGCAATTACCTCCTCAAGCACAAGGATTTCCAGACCGAGGAATATGAAATCACTGGGGCCAAGACTGGTCACGGTCGTGATGCCAATGCAGTTGTTTGGGTGTGTAAGACCCAAGATGATCGGGAATTCACAGTCAGACCCGAAGGTACCATCCTCCAACGTGAGAAGGACTACAAGAACCATGAGAAGTTTATGGGAAAGATGTTGACTGTTCGGTTCCAAAACCTTACTGCTCTCGGTGTTCCACGATTTCCCGTAGGTGTGACAATTA